CAACAAATATTCGTTTTTAATTTTACAGACCAAATATGTTATTTGAAATATGATAAACATGTATTTGATACATTTGAGAGAAAACCTTATAGTAGAATTAATAAAGAGGAAGATATGACGGACTATTATTTTGTTCCTTTAGAAAATTTAACAACTTTGAAAATAAAATAATTTAGAAATGTTTAGCAGAATTATTTTATCTTTGTATATTATATAATATCATGAGTGCAATTTCCCAATACACATTCCCAAGTGCAGGTATTCCTTCCACCATTATTTCAGGCGGTGTAGGTCAAGAATTCAGTTCGTCAACACCATTGACTGCGGTACTACCAGTCGGTGCTGCACCCACTGACTGTGTTTCACTGGTACTTCAAGCAGGTGTATATTCTGTAGAGTCACAAATTGGTCTAACAGTCGCTAATACTGGTACTGTATCTAACCTTGCTATCTATCTTTCAAGTGCTGCTGCTGGTGCATCAATAATTGCTCAACAAACGGAAATCATTGAATTAACTGCTGTTGGTGATATCCCTTATATCGCAAGAATTACGTCAACTGTGTCTATTTCTGCTGCAACTACTTTGTATGTCGGTTTTAGTGGTACAGTTGGTGTACTTGATGTAACAATTAATAGTGCTTCATTGTCATGCTCTAAATCAGCATACTAAATATTTAGTATTATTCTTTCTGATTATATAATAAATTTTACTGCACTTCAAGTTACTGCAGTAAAATTAAGAGCGATAAAAGTAGGTTTATAAACTAAATTTAGAAATAATATATTAATATATTATATATACGATGTCAGTTCAAAGTAGTGTATTAGTTTCTTCACGTGGTCAGATAGGGCAAGTTATTAGCACAAAATTAGCAACAAATATAGATTTACCAAATGGGTTTCAGAGTGGAACAATAGTTCAGATGGATTTACCTACTGGAGTATGGATACTTACAGGACAAGTTAATTTCAAGACAGGAATAGGTGCAAATTTTTCCACAGGTTTCGCAGATTTTTCTATACACAATGACAATTTAAATGACCCAATCCAACAACATACATTATTTAGTCCGCTTCAAGGTGCAATTGTTCAAGAAGCACAAACAAGTTACTGTAGTGTAAGTGTTCCCATCGTGTGTGCATCAACAACAACTGTTTCATTACGATATTCAGTGGAAGTGGATTTAAGTGTTGGAGGTTCATCTGCTCAACTGGTGGGCGGCAGTGGGACAAGTGAAAATGAACTTTTAGCAGTATGTATTGGATAACTGGATTTATTTTGGATTATTACAATAAGATTATTACAATATATTGTATTTTAGATTTATAAATGATATTTAATTGGTATAATTTATAAATTTTATATGGTAAATATCATAATTTAATCATAAATCTGATAAAAAGTTATTTAACTGTAATAATCTAACGCAAATGATAAGAAAAACTTGTGTAAAATCAAAAAAAATTAAATCTATTCATATTTATATAATGGATTTTACTCATCAAAAAGCAAGTGATAATTATTATTCGAAAAAAGAAGTGTGGGAAAAAATACAACAATATATACCAAAGGATAAAGTTATTTATGAACCCTTTTATGGTGATGGAAAAAGCGGACAATATTTAAGAGAATTAGGGTTTCATGTTATTCACGAACCAATTGATTTCTTTGAAAATGATTTAGGTGAAATTATAGTTAGTAACCCACCATTCAGTATGAAACAAGAAATTTTTACAAGATTGAAAAAACTTGATAAACCTTTTATTATAGTTATGTTTCCAATTGTGTTATCGTGTAAATGGTTCTTGGATATATTTGATGATATACAAATTATTATACCCAAAACAAGAGTAAAGATGTACGGAAATGGAAAAGAAAATTATACACCTAATGGTGGAGTGTGGTATTTTTGTTATAAAATGAATTTACCAAAAGACTTGATTATAATCTAATTGTATAATATATAATGGCAGGATTTCAAACAAAAACTTTCTCAAAACACGATGACTATATGACACCTAAAAATGCATGGGAATCCATTATTGACTATCTTCCAAAAGATAAAATGATATGGGAACCTTTTTATGGTGATGGTACTAGTGGTCAATACTTACGAGAACTTGGTCTTAATGTTTTTCACGAAGACAAGGATTTTTTTACTTATGATATTCCTGAATCTATATGTGTATCTAATCCTCCGTTTACAATGACAGAAAAAGTATTACAAAGACTTAAGGAATTAGACCGACCGTTTATACTAATATTACCCAGTTCAAAAATAAATACCCAATACTTTAGAAGATTATTTGCTGATGAAGAAAATCCGATTAAGATTATTATACCACGTAAAAGAATCCAATTCTTAAAAATGGTTGATGGTGTTGTTGATATTAATCAGAAACGCTGCTGTAACTTTGACTGTTTCTATTATTGTTGGAAAATAGATTTACCTCGTGATATTATTTGGTTGTGCAATTGAATTTTAGCAATTACAAATATATTATAGCAATTAAAATATTATGATATAATATATTAGAATGTCAAGAAGAAACGCTACTGATCATACCAAAAAAGCATTGATTTCAAATAGTAAAGTAAGTAATGTCCCTGTTAACCCTGACAATATCTACTTGGATGTTATTATTACCAATGTTTTAGGAAACAGAACACCTGCTGTCCCTATAGAATATACTGAAAATAGAACTAATGCTATAGTTGATAATGCTGGAAATTACTGTCTATCTGTTGTTCGCTTTTCTCTTGAGAGTCAAACTTTACCAGTATTTATTCCTACTATAGAACCCAATCAGGGTAATACCAATCTTACCATCTATAGTGTCACATTAAAAATCACTCCTCCTGCCCCAAACACTACTACATTCGTCTCTCAACAACCTCTTATATGGGAACCGCAAAATGTAAATGCAATTGTTCCACCACCCCCTAATGCAACAGGAACTGGATTTCAAGCAACATTTAATGACTACTATTACGGTTATAATTTTGACTGGTTCGCTATTCTTATTCAGAAAGCATTATACAAGGCACAGATTGATTTAGAAGCACAGATTACTGCTGCTGGTGTTGCACCAAATCCGTTAACTGGTATTATTCCACCTACTATATCGTTTGACCCAACTACTCTCTCATTTGTTTTGACTGCAAACCAATCTGTCTATTCCAATAATGTTGTCGGAAGTATAATCACTCCGAATCCTGCAGCATGTGAAATGTATTTCAATACCTCTCTTTATGAATTACTTTCTACTTTCCCATCTCAAAATTATGGTACAACATCTAATATTACGGATGGAGCAAACTTTAGGATAACTTTCGTGGATTTTGGTGGAACTTCTCTCATTAATGTCCCAACTATTGGAACTCCTCAACAAGTATGTATTCAAGTATTTCAAGAGTTTAGCACAATTAATAATATCACTCCTGTCGGTGGTATTGTATTTACATCAAGTCAGTTACCTATTGTTCCTAATCAACTATCTTCACCACAGATTTTATCGGAAGGTCAAAATATTCAAGCACTTTCTGGAAATAATTCAAATTTCGGATTAATCTTAACTGATTTAGAAAGTGGTGATTTAGTATATAAACCTACGTTACAATATACACCCACTGCTGAATACCGAAGAATATCTCTCCAATCCACCCAACCAATTAGCAATATTCAGATTTCATGTTTTTGGAGAACAAAACTCGGACAATTAGTTCCACTTACTTTAGCATCTGGAGCATCTTGCACAATAAAATTACTTTTTACAAAAGTGAAGGCAATTTATGGAGATGCATATCCAGATGCTGATGTTGATTAATTATTTAGACATCTTTAGAATTTTTTATAAAAATGTATTATTCCATGAAAAAATAATATATTCTTATTGTATATACAGAATGACAGACTTTAAAACATGCCTAATCCGTGATGCAAAACTTGCTCAAATTACTGACCAACAGGTTTATGCAGTATATCAAGGTGCTTCCAATAACACATTTCAACGTTTCACAAGTGTTTCTTCCAGTGCTTCTTCTCTTGTCTTCAGCGTTCAGTTGCCTTCGGAATCTGTCGTTGTCAACAGAGAAGTTCTTTTAGAAGCACAGAACATGAAATTTTTCGTCAAAATTGAGAATGTTCCTGTTAATGCAAGTGCATTTAATTATGGACTTACTGATTCTCTTGCTCCATTCCCTTTGAGTATGTCATTTAATACTATTTCATCCCAAATTAACAACACCAACGTTTCTCTCAATCTTCAAGATATTCTTCCCCAGTTGATTAGAATGAATGACTCTCGTGAACTGTACAAGTATAATAGTTACGCCCCCACACTCCCTGACCAAGCATACTTTAACTACTCTGATGGTGTTCTTAACAATAACAACCCACTTGCTGGATATGGTAACCAATCTTATGATTTAGATCAGAATCCTCGTGGTGCTTTCCCTGCTACTATTACACTCACCCAATACAATGCTGGTGGTGCTGTCGTTTCCAATTCACCTATTTCAACTGATCCTACTAACTTTTTTATTGCTCAATTTAATTTCACAACCACTGAACCTTTGTTTCTCTCACCTTACATCTTTAGTAATCCTGAATACAATGTTGGAGGTCTGTGCGGTATCAATACTATTAACTTGGTATGTAATATTGACAGCACATTCAAGCGTGTTTATAGAACTGCTGGTTCATACACATACACTGTGTCAACTGGAACATTCGGTGGTGATTCCAATCCTTTCGGTACTACAAGTTTGTTGATGAATTTCATGTCAACCCAATCTACTGACCTTATCCCAAGCAGACAAGTTGTACCTTTTAGCGATTATCCTCGATACTTGAGCAGTAACTCTGCATCTCCACTTGCTTCTGGTGCAACTGCTACTCTTACCAGTCCTAATTTACAGTTGAATCAACTTCCTGATAAATTCATTATTTGTGTAAGAAAGGCAATGACACAGCAAACTCCAAAAGATTCGGATTCTTTCTTCCCTATTACTGGAATCAGTGTAAATCTGAACAACCAATCAGGTTTATTGTCGTCTTGTTCTGCCCAGCAATTGTGGAAATTATCTACGGAAGCAGGAAGTTCTCAATCTTGGAACGAGTGGAATGGACAGCAATCTGTGGTTGACGCTAATACTGGTGTCGGTTCTGCTGTCAAGACCACTGGCAGTATGTTGGTTTTATCTCCAGCAATGGCACTATCTTTACCAGCAATGCTTACAAGTGGTTCGATTGGACAATTTCAATTTAATATCCAAATTACATGCACAAATCCTTTTTCTTCAACTCTTGTTCCTGAAATTTGCATTATTTGTATGAACACTGGCATTATGGTAAATGCTGCAGGAAGCAGTGCAATTTATACTGGAATTCTCACCAAAGAAATGACGGTATCTACTGCTACTGAAGATGCAGTTCCTGAATTGGAAGTTCCTGAATACACAAGAATGGTGGGCGGTAAAATGGGTAACTTTGGTGGATTGAAAAACATGATTATGAGTAAAGTCGGTAAAATGAGACGTGCACCGCGTGGAATGGGTGCTCACTCTGGTGGAATGGGTTCTCACTCTGGTGGTGTCCGAAGATACACATAATTCTACTAATTTAATCATTTAACAATTCACTAATTTAAAAACGCATATTTAGTAATTTATTAAATATGCGTGTTCTATACATGTTACAGTTCTAATTTCAGAACCGTCTTTTTTGGCGGTTTTTACCCTTTTTCACCTTTATATAACATTTTCTTTTCTTTTTTTCGTGTAAAGGGGAAAATAGGTCAAAACCGCCTTTTTTTACGGTTTGAGATTCTACAGTAAAAAATATTTTAGAAAAACACGCCACAATATTATATATACTTATAATATAGATAATGTTGCACAATTATAACAACAATTTTGAATCACGTGAAAATAGTTCAATTATTTTACGTTTAGCAGAATTGGATGACTGTCAAAGGGGATTTCCAAGCAAATATGTAGAGGATATCCCCCAACCATACACTTGGAACAATCCTTGTAGAATCTTTGGACAAATCGGATTAGGACAAGGTAACCCAAGAAGGGATGCATATGCTGCTGGTGTAGAAGGGATGCGTGGTGCTGCTGCTTTGAGGTCTCCACAAATAAAAGGATTTCCTGATACACCCCTTTCTATTGCAATGAAAGTACCACGTAGTGCTATTAATAACGATCCTGATATGAGAATGGTGTCAAAAGCAGAACAACATCTTACTGGTGGTGCTTTTCTTACTGCTCCCATACCATTAGCACATGCATTAAAATACGTACAAGAAGAAAAAGAACGTGGTGCTGGACAAAATACTTTTATGGTCGGTAAAAAAGGAGAAAATCCAAGACCACGATCAAAACGTGCTGGTCTATCTGGTGGTGCTGTTGCATTTAATCCTGAAACTAAAGAATATAAAACTGTTAATAATATTGTAAAACCAACATTTACAAAAAAACAACTTAAAGAGTCGGTTAATTCACGCAAACCTATTGGTTCTAATCCTGCTACTTGGACACCCCTTTATTTATCACAAGGGGGTGCTTTAGGTTCTAATCCTGCTACTTGGACACCCCTTTATTTATCACAAGCATCAGATTCAGAAGGAGGTGCTTTAGGGAAAAATGTAAAAACCAAAGTTAACAAAGTTAAAGAAAAAGTCAGTGCTGCTAAAAGTAAAATTGATAAAATAAAAGGAAAGTTTAGTATTTTAAATAAAGTTCTATAAATAATTAATTATTACATTTCCTTGAATTTATTTTGTATATGTAATATATATACAAAATGGCAAGACGAGGTTCGAATTACGATTACGATGCTTTAAGCAATCATCCAAATTCTCAATCTTTTAATAGTGGTTTTCAAAGTGCATCTTCAGAAGGACGTTATCTACAAAGTGGTTCTAACCCATATACTGACTATTTGCATCCTGAATTAAGTATGCAAAACCCTGTAGGTGGTATGAGGGGACATACAATGTTTGGTGTTCACGATAATGTTAGAACAGTGGGTGGAAAATTTTCATTCAAAAAAGCAGCAAAATCAGTGGGTAAAACTGCAACCGATGTAGGCAAAGCAGTCGCTACACAAGCAGCAACTGATGCTATTGTTTCTGCGTTAACCAACCCTGCCGTTGATGATGCATTACTTGAAGGTGCTGAAGTCGGTGCAATGGCATTAGGAAGACGAAGGGGAAGACCACCTGCTGGTGGTAAAATTCATATGAAAAAGGTGGGTAGAACTCTTGGTAAAGCAGCAAAATCCGTTGGTAAAGCTGCAGCACCTATCGTTACAGCAGCAGCACAAAAACAACTGGAGAAAGGTATGCAAAGTATGATTGAAAATATGATGGCGGAAGAAGCAACAGCAGCAGGAATGGGTTCTCACTCTGGTGGAAAAAGAAGAAGTTTCTCAAAAGCATTGAAATCTGTTGTTAAACATCCTATAACCAAAAAAATTGCTTCAGAAGTTTACGATATTGCAATGCCTATTATCAAAGAACAAGGTAAAGCAATGGTAAAAGAAGGTATGAATGCACTCATTTCATCACTTTCCGAAGGTGAAGCAGTTGGTGGAAAAAAACACCATATTGGTAAAACTTTAGGTAGAATCGGAAAAAGCGTAGCAAAGGTTGCTGCTCCTATCGCTGTTGGGGCATTGACTACTGCTACAGGAAACCCTGAACTTGCTCCTGTAACAACTGCCGCAACTGCCGCAGCAATGAAAGGGTTAGGTGCTGGTGGTTACTATCATCGTGGTGATTTATTGAGAAGGAGTATTGATGATATGGAATTGCTCGGTGATGTAGTTAAGAAACAAGCAAAAGAACTTAAAGCAAGACGTGGTGGGGCATTGAGTGGAGGACGTGCAAGAAGGGCAGCAATTGTCAAAAGAGTTATGGCGGAACGTGGGGTCACATTACCTCACGCTTCAAAGATAGTAAAAGAAGAAGGACTTTATTAAATATTTAGTAATATAATTATATCTCATTATAATATATAATTATGTTGCCTTTTTATCAACGTTCCGAACTAGAATATGATAACCGTATTAAAGCAAGACTAAACAAAGCATTACGTACCAAGTATACCAATGAGGCAATGATTCAATTTGAATCTGATGATGCTGAAGCAGAAGAATTGTACATGCAATTAGAAAAAATATTGTATCTTATGTATGCCCTACTTCAAGAGTCTCATTCTTATTTATTTTCCATTGGTGTTGGTTCTCTTGACGCTAATCATGTCACAACTGCTCCATTACCTGCTCAAAGACAAAGACAACCCACCATTCCTGAAGCGTTAGGACAACCTGACGTTACTGCGATTCCTACTCCACCAAGACGAGGCAGACCTTCTACTGTAACATCTCAACACTTGGAGACTGCTCTTGCAGAAAATCGAAGGGCAACTGTCAGGGCAGTTAGTGGTGTATCCAATTTTAGGGGTCAAATGGGACAAATTCTGAAACTTGGAAAACAATTCCAAAATATCATTAAGAAAATTGCACCAAGATTTAACTATTTGAGTCAAGAACAAGTAGATGATCTTGCAGATTTATGCGAAAAAGTATTTGATACTTGGGACAAAACCATTCAGTATGCATTACCTGAACTTTCTAATGCTGTACAAGTTGGAATTCCTGATTCTGAAATTACTGGAACACGTGACCTTATACGTGCCGTCCGTGATGAAATATTTGAAAAAGGAATACCTGCTATTTTACAGTTGGTCGGTAGTTATAACCCTATTGTTGCTCCAGCATCTCAACCTACTATTAATACCAATGCACGAGGAGATGGTTATACTCTTGATTCTGGAAATTATATTGGTTCATACGTATAAATTTGGGGGAAATTGGGGGAAGTTCCCCCTTTAAGTCCTTTTTTATTATATTTTATGTGAATGTAAAATATCATATGACAAATTTCTCAAATCCAGAACCGCTTTTTTTGGCGGTTTTGACCCTTTTTCACCTTTATATGACATTTTCTTTTCTTTTTTTCGTGTAAAGGGAAAAATAGGTCAAAACCGCCTAAAAAAGCGGTTCTTGTTTCTAACGCTCCGCTCCAAGTATTATATAATATGATAAATCGAGGAGGAACTCCACCCAATAAAATAATATATTATTATATAGCAAAATGGCGACTCCAACAAATACAAAACTTTACGAAAAAGTCAAAAAAATGGCAGATGCAAAATACAAAAAACCAAGTGCTTATAAATCTGGGTGGATTGTGAAAACCTACAAAGAAATGGGTGGAAAATACAAAGGCGAAAAACCGAAAAATACTGGTTTAGATCGTTGGTACAAAGAAAAGTGGTCTGATTATGCAGGTCTTGATTACCCAGTATACCGTCCTACAAAAAGAATAACAAAAGATACACCCTTAACAACGCAAGAAATCAGTCCTGCAAATCTTATCACACAAGCAATAAAAAAACAATCTATTAAAGGTAAATCAAATCTTCCACCGTTTATTAAAGACTTATTGTAGGGGGAGTTTCCCCCATACCCCCTTTCAGATTCTGGTTCATTCATTATATTTTACGTTGATAGAAAATATAATAAAAAAGGACTTAAAGAGCGTATAAAAAAGGACTTAAAGGGGGTATGGGGGAATCTCCCCCAGAATTTTCTTTATAATTAATTCTACGACAGGAATAGAAACTGCATTTCCAGCAAGTTTATATAATTTTGAATCACTAACCTGCGGTAATTTATAATTTGTAGGAAATCCTTGTAAATTAAAACATTCTCGTGGTGTTAACTTACGTACTCCAAAATCATCTTTTATTAACGGAACATTGTGTCCTCCACCACCCATGTTTGCTGTTAATGTAGGACAACAATTACTTTTATTTTCACGCACATAACAACGTCTATATTGATATATAGTATTTGTATTTACATGTTTTACAATATTATTTTTAATTTCTTCGTATACTTTTAATTTGTTAGTATAATAATATTTTTTTGGTATATTATTTTCAAGATAGTTTGAAATTGGTTTTATTTCAACTTTATCAAAATCAAAGTTAAATTTTTCGTACATTTCAATATCTAAAAATCCAACAATATAGATACGTTCCCTGTGATGTGGAACATCTGTAATTTTGCTTGTATCTAGTATATTATATTTCAAATGATAACCGATATTTTGTAAATTATCATTAATAATTTTAAATGTATTACCTTTATCATGAGATGTAAGATTTTTAACATTTTCTAATATAATTATTTTTGGTTTATGAAAATTCAATATTTCAATAATCTTCCAAAATACATTGGAACGTTCATCTTCAAACCCTTTTTTTTTCCCTGCTATACTAAAAGGTTGACAAGGAAACCCACCACATAAAATTTCATGTTTAGGTATTTCTGTTAAGATATCACAATCATTTAAATTTTTCAACTTAAATACTTCATGTTTTGGTTGAAAATTTAAATTATATATTTGTTGTGATTCACTAACTATATCATTTGATAATACACATTTATATTTATATTTTTCTAAAACATATGAAAATGCACCTGTTCCGCAGAATAAATCAATGAACTCCATGTTATTTAAATATATTTATATTTATATAATATAGCAGTATATTATATAATAATATGGCGGAAAAACGAAATGTTTATAATAGACAAGAAGAAAAGGTTTTTAATCTACTAACCATTACTGGACGATACAAAATTATTGGGTCACAAACATTACCTCATTTGAAGTATAAATCGGATTTTGATTTACAAGAATATTTTAAAACACCAACTGTGGGCAAGTATCCACAACAAATACTAAAATTATTTCAAGAGAAATTTCAACGTGCATCAAAAGACCCTAATATTTTTATTACTGATTTTAAATGTGGCGAAGACGATAAAGGAGAACCATTAAGATGGACTAAACAAACTATTAAAAAAGGGTCACAAGTTGTTGATGGAAAAACATATTATTTTACTGATGTTATACTACAGAAATCCACAATAAAAATGGATATTATTGCATTCATAAATGGGGTTGCTACTGAATTTACTGAAAACTATTATTTCCAATTAAATGGATTCCAAAATTTTGAAAACATGTCTATACAAGAAATAAAAAATGATATTTTAAAAGATGGTAGGGAATACTTGAAAGAAGGTAATGTTTTTAAAGCATTAAAACGTGTAAACGCATCACTAATATTATTAGATAAAGACCCAAAAGTTCAAAAACTTTTAGAGAACTTTTTTAATACACATACAGGTTACCTTAATGGAATAAAAAATGATATTGATACATTAAAAACGCTTACTGAAAATAAATTTAAAAAAGTCCCACGTGACAAAATTATTGATAATATTTCTATTATTCAGAAAGAATTAGAAAAGTGCAATCAAAAGAAATTGAGAGAAACCGCAATTGAAGAATTACAATCAATTAAGAAAATTTCTATAAAACAAATGCCTAACAGATTAGATGAAATACGTGAATATCTACAACAACAAATTAATAGAGAATCGAATGCATTTGTACAAAAACATGCATTTTTAAAATCATTATTTTGATTTTTTTACAAAACGCAAAAACACCGAAATTATTATCTTTAGTAATACTATATTATTATGAATTTGGAATTAGAAGGATCACCAGTTGCACTTATTGTTGAAGACGGCAAAAAAAAGAACTCTATTATCAGTGTTGATAATGATATTAGCAAGGTAAATCATCACTTTAATGAATTCAAATGCAAACCTAACCAATATATTCAGCAATTACCTGATGTCAGTAAAGAAAGAACTATTATTTATGTTACTGGTATGTCAGGGAGTGGTAAATCATATTATGTTAAAAACTTTGCTGACCAGTACAGAAAATTGTTTCCAAAGAGAGAAATATTCCTCTTTAGTGCATTGGATGAAGATAAAGGTAGTATTGACAAAGTAAAAGACATTAAACGAGTGAAAATACATCAAGAAGGTTTTATGGGTGAAAGCATTAATTGTTCGGATTTTAAGGATTCACTCTGTATTTTTGATGATTGTGAAGCAATTCCTGACAGAAAATTACGAAAAAAAGTTTGGGAAATACAAAACGGTATTTTAACCACTGGACGACATCATAATGTTTCTTGTGCTGTTTGTACACATACTGCTACCAATGGTAATGAAACTAAACTAATATTGAATGAAGCACACGGTGTGGTCATTTTCCCTAATGGTTTAGGTGGTCGTTCTCTCAAATATTTATTAGAAGGATATTTCGGATTAGATAAAGACCAAATAAAGAAAATTAAAAATCATCGTGATTCAAGATGGGTCACTGTTCTGAAGACTTATCCAATGTGTGTATTAACTGAAAAAGAATGTTACGTCTTGAATAGGCACGATTAACTGGGGGAATTTCCCTCATACCCTCTTTAAGTCCTTTTTTATTATATTTTATCTCAACTGTTGTGATATTATATAATACTTGGAGCGGAGCGTTAGAACGCAGAACCGTCTTTTTAGGCGGTTTTGCCCTATTTTTCCCTTTACACGAAAAAAAGAAAAGAAAATATCCTATAAAGGTGAAAAATGGTCAAAACCGCCAAAAAAAGCGGTTCTTGATTTCAGAGTATTATATAATATGATAAATCCAAGAAAGGGGGTATGGGGGAAACTCCCCCAAAAAATTAAGGGATTCTATAATGCACATCAGGTAATGACGAACAATATGAACCACCACGTTTATACATCATACTACTCATTCTTCCTCTTCCAATTAATGTATCTTCATCTAATCTTTTTAATGTATCTGTTTTATGTTCTGCTAATGGATTGAATGTAATACTTTCTATTGTTTGTTCTTCCTTACCACCTTGATGTGGTCTCAATATACTAACAGGATCATACGCAGTTCTTACATCATATTGTTTATCCGAAACTTTCTTCCCTTTTATTAGGTCTTTTGGTGTCACAGGTTTATTAAGTGTTAACACTTCGTGTGAATCTTGTCCAACACGTTCTGCGATGGCACTGCCCAACGAATGACCGATAGTTGTTACAATATTTTTACCATACTTTTGTTCTGCTTCTTTCTGAACTTTTTCACCGTGTTTAAATCTTTTACTTTTTTTATCACCAAATAACATTCTTGCGTCTGTTATCCAATCATGCATTCCTGCTGTACCACGATGTACAACAACTGCCTGACCTGTTTTTGGATTGTAATATACCTGTACTCTCTGACCTGATAATTGTCTATCTATTTTAAAATCTCCAACATCGTGTATTTTTTTATCATAAGATGCGGCAAGTAAATCACTCATATCGTGAGCAGAAAGTTTTCCACCACTTTGTGGATTATCTTGTTCGTATGAAGGTTCAGAAGGTATTGAAGCATCTGAATCACGACGAAAATCTTCTGAATTAACATCTGATTCAAATTCTGAATCCGATGCTAATCTAGAGTCTACTACAATTCTTGGTGGTGGAGATAATCGATTCGCTACAACCCTAGCACTTGCTGATGGAGATAATCGGTTCACATCCGCTATTAGGTCTTCTCTTGGTATATATTCTGCTTGAGTCGCTCCACTGTCCGCAATCTGAAAAATCATATCTTGTATGACTCGTGCTGGTGGTATTTTCCGCAATTCATCATCATCAAAATTTGTATTATTTATCATACTCCATAATCTGTCAAGACCTCCATTTTGAATAAATGTTGGATAATC